CCTTTGACATTACACACGATCCGATAGCTGGCCCTGATGGTGGCCTGTTAGCTCAAGCGCTGACAACTGATCGTCGGACGAAGTATGTAATTTTCAGTGGTCGTATCTACAAAGCTCGGACAGGTCAATGGGAGGCATATCATGGCCCATCGCCTCATGCGCACCACGTCCACCTCAGTGTCAAGCCCGATCTCTGCGACGATGAGCATACATGGGTGCTCGATGTCAACGTGCCTGTGGAGTCGTATCCGACGCTGGAAGTCGGCGCGCACGGGCTGGCTGTGCGAGTGTTGCAGGAGAAACTGGGCGCGCAGGTGGATGGCGCCTTCGGGCCGAAGACAGAGAGCGCAGTCAGGCAGTTTCAGCTGACTGCAGGCTTACCAACCACCGGCATCGTCGACGGCACTACCTGGCGCGCATTGCTCGGACCTTGATAGCCACCTGCTGCAGTCGCAGGTTAATCGTAGTCACTGAGCACGATGTTCGCTTCCTTGATCACCTTGTTCAACCATTGCATCTCGCTCTGCAATAACTCCACCTCGATCTCCCTGAGCTCATCCCGCTGACGCAGCCGAACGATCTCCACGTCCTGTTCATCAATGCGCCGGCACGCAGCTGTCAGCACCTCCTCGGCTTCCAGCGACAACCGCGGCTCCTTGCGCCACCTGATAGCAAAGAACCTTGCAAAAAACGCATAGACTGCGGCGTAATCGAACAGGGTCGATGAGGACATGGCTAGTTCCTTTCGGTGATGATGCTGTTGAGAAGTTCTACGTGTCTGGTTGGCACCGCGCAGTATGGGAGTCGGCGCCGGCGATAAAGTGGTGATGCGGGAGATTGGGGAAAGTCGTGGATGCCGAACTTGCAGGTTTCTTCTGGCAGGGCGGCGTTCAAGGGAACTGACTTATGACTGCCACCTGTGCAATTAGCAGCCCAGCGCGCGTCGCTCTCTTTAACAAACACTCCACGATCTTCATAGGAGCAGTAATCGAGCACCTGCCAGTTGCTGGGGTTGGGTTTAGTGTCGGGCGGCACCAGCACCTTGAAGCCGGTCGCAGCAAACCCGTAGCGGTCGTAGATCCACAGCAGAAACCACTTGAACACTCTTGGCATGTCGAAATCATCAAGCGGCTTCTGCTGGCGGGCTAGATACAAAACAGGTGGATCAGTGATGACCAGGGCCATCAACCACCTCCACCACCTCCACCCTTGCCCGGTCCCTGCGGATCGCCTGGTGGCTGTGGATCGTCCTGCGGGCGTATCGGCTTACCCGGCGGTGTGCTGGGCGGCTGTGGATGCTCGGGTTGCTGTGGTTTGTCATCATCATCTTCTTCATCAAAGGCCATGTGTGCTCTCCTCTGTTTGGCTAAGTTTCTCAACCACTCGATGTCGCGCTTCCAGATAGTGAAGCCGACCGCGTAGCATACTGCCTTGGCCAACATGATGGCAATGAAAATTAGTTCCTCGATGGACAGCAACCCGATGCTCTGGTAAGCCAGATGTGCCCCCACTGCGCACTCCACCATCAGCAGGGTCAGCCCCGCGAAGATGAACCTCCACGCCCGTGATTCATGTACGTGATGTATCCGCCACAGCACCGTGAGCAAATAGACACATATAGCCCACGAGACGATGAGGATGATGACGCCGACAGAATGGTTCATAGTCAATGAAACCTCTGGATGTCTTTGTAGCGGGAGGAGATCAGGCCAAGGAGAATGGAAGCGGCGGTTTGTTCCCCCTTGCTGATACTGGAATCATTAGCTATTTCGTCCAGCCAGTCAACTAGAAACATGACCTGGGCGTCAGTTAGTTGCTTGCCGTCGTAAACCAGTTCCAGCAGCCGGTCGAGTTCCGGCCTGTGCGGGCTGTGTAGCACCTTCGCCATCAATCGTTCCAGCACTTCGTGTAGCTCCTGCTGGCGGGCCTGCTCGGTCTCGATGACTACGAGTCGGCGCTCCAGTGCCAGTCTGTCTGCAAGCGTCCAGCCGAGGAGGGTCAGCCCAGCCTGTTCGTCGGCATCGGCTTTAGTGTCGATAACAAGTTGGCGACGTTTCCGATCACGGTATGTCAGCCATGACAGGTAGAGCGCGGCACCCGCCACCAGTAGCGAGATGATCGTTGGCAACCACGACAGTGCGGGGGATGATTGCATTGCATGGACTTACTTTCGAACGTAGCTGAACACCACCAGCGCGGCCAGCAGCAGGTACGTCAGCCATTGGATTACCTGTCGCTGGTCAACCTTGCCCGTGGTACTTCCTTGCTGGCTGTTGATGTAGGCCAGTACGGGCTCCAACCGCTCGCGCTGGGCTTTGTCCTGAGTCTCCAGCTTCTCGTTAATACGCAGCAGGGCCGTCTCCAGCGCTATGTTGCTCTGCTTGATCCAGTCCTCGTACTTGTCGCGGGTGACGTAATCGGCTTCCTTCTGCCGTGCCTGCTCGTGCGCGTGGTTGAGGGCTTCCAGCCGACGCTCGTACTCGGTTGCCTGCAGTCGTAGCGCGGTCTGGTCTGCATCGCGCAACCTTGCCCAGTGCACCATCGCGGTGTCCAGTGTCCAGCCACTGACCTCTTTCTCTGTTTCGCCGCTCAAGCACTATGTCTCCTTAGAATCGGGATGCTTCAAACGCTCGCTTGATGGGGTCGGGCCTCGCCGCAGCCCGCACGTTGGCTGGGATGCTCGCCGGTGGCGCCTCCACCTCCACTGCCGACCCGATAACCCGCAAGGTCAGGTTAACCAGCGCGATGATACCCAGCACGGTCAACTTGCGCGGTGAGTCAGGCAGGTTGCTGACGGCTGTAGCGATTTGACTCAGGATGCCGGTGACTGTGTCGAAGAAGTTGCCGGCTTGGGGCAGGTCGTTCTCCTCCAGCGCCTTCTTCAACTTCTCCAGTGCGGGGATGGCCTTGTCGATTAGGGCGACCACAGCCGTGCCACCCAGCGCGCCAATGATCGGGCTGGCATCCCTGAGATAGCCAATCGCGAGCCCGCAGTAACGCACAGCCTTCTCTTTCGATACTGTGCCACAGGCTGGGGCGCTGAAGCCTGTTCCCACTGCAAAGCCAGCAGCACCTAGTGCTGTGGTCGTAATCATGTCACGTCGATTCATTGAATTCTCCGTCTGAGCCTGAGACCGTGGGCCTTAAACGAGCGCACAAGTCCGGTTGAAATAGCTAGGTAAATAAGTAGTGAGCGATCATTCTTTCGCTGGTTACACGACTTACAGGCAGCGGTTAAGTTGAACCAGTCGGACGTGCCCTTGTCGGCCACCGGAACAATATGATCGATAGCTTCTGTTAAACCTCCACAGTAAGAGCAAGGATCGTTTAACAGGATCGTGGTATACGTAATTGCTTCCCTGTCTCGTCTAAGGCCGCCACGACGGTGACCTAGTAATCGCTTTGACTGTTTGCCCTTAAGCGTATGGTTCCACTTGCGACAGATTTCATTGTGGCGAGCCCGATTTTTAGCTTGGTATACAGCGGCTTTTGCTAAGTGCGTCTCTCGGTCTTCGTAGTATCGAGCTAACTGTTGCTGCCGATGACAAATTCGACAGCGCCAATTACGCCGCCCGTCACTACAAAGTTGCGAGCGTAGGTTCTCGGGGATTCTAGGATGACCATTAACACAGAAAGCATCTGGCCCTAAGCGCTCTTTCTTACCGCCACAGTGCTTCCTGCCCTTGAGGTAGCTTTGCTTACAAGCCAAACTGTTCTTTAGCTTTGACGCTTCAGTGTGGTGCGTTCCTTTTTCCATTAGCCAGTTAGTGTCCGCAGTGTCCAAAAATCAGTTGACAGGTCACTGTCAGCAAAGTAGTCGTAGGGCAGGTAGCAGAAGCCACCATCACCCCAGTCACCCCACGAGTTGGCACACTTGAACAGTTGCGAGCCTTCGTCGTACCCTACCGCGTACATCATGTGGCCACCTTCAAACCGGTCAGTACGTCTGGGCATCGGCACTACGCCATCGCCACCCACGTCCATGAAACTGCTGAACACTGAGATGCCAAACCCCCACGGGTAGCCGCTTTGCAGCGAGTGCTTGAGGTAGTAGAGGTCATCTTGCTGGGGGTTGGCTCCACGCAGCATCCGTACATAGCGCAGGGTCTTGTGCCCGCCTGCAGCCTTCACGTCGTCCACATCCGGCCTGTCGTTGATATGCGCTGGATTGAACGGCCACTCGGCTTCGCTACAGATGCCGACGACAGTGAGCGCCGTCATCGCATCCCGAATCATGGCCCCCTCGTCAAACTTGTGCCAGTCGCTATGACGCACAAAGCGGGCGAAGTAGTAGGCGAACATCCGGCTGGGTTGCATCTCGTCCAGCCCCAGCTTACGGCGCAGGTAGTGGACCATTGACGAACAGGCATGACCGACGCAGGAGTTGGTGCCATCCTGGTCGATGATCGGCGGCTGAAACGGCGTCGCGCTCAGGTCGATCCACGGGGCCAGCGCTGTCTGCTTGGCCTCGTACTTGTGATCTTTGAAGCTGGGCGTGTCGGGTATCCACCCCATCCTGCGCTCAGCCATTGGTAGCCTCGGCTTCATTCTTCTTGTCACTGGCCGCTGCCGCTGCGCGCACCTGCGGGCTGGATGCGCCGCCTTGCAAACGCTCAGAGAACGCTGTCAGCGTGGCCCCCAGCGCCAGCACGAACGCTGCTATCTTGGGCGGCATGAATTGAAACATCCCACCAATCTGCATGGCGACGATGAGCATTGAGACGTAGGAGATGCCGCTGAGCAGGCGTCCCAGTGTTCCGTATAGTACTGATCCATCCATCCGAGTGTCCTCCTTCAAGGTCTGGCATAGTTCATGCCGTTGTTGGTGCGCTGGACCGGATAGCAGCCCTGCGCGCGTCGAGCCTCCATCTGCGCGTTCTGCCCGCCAACCGAGTTGGGCCACGAGGTTGGCTGACAGGCGGCTGGGCTCGGTGATGGCGACGGTAGCGGTGCAGGCGTTGGTGTCACAGTCGGCGCCACTGTTGGCGTTGGCGATGGCACCTGACCACCACACGGGTCGACCACCCCTACCGCCGCCCAGTTGTTGCCCCACTTGTACCACTGACTATCCGTGCCAAAAGCGTAGACGATGTGGTTGCAGTACAGGATTACCGAGCCTGCCCCACTGGTTGGTTGACCATTGCGCAGGATGGCTCCGCTCGCAGCCTTCGTCCACACCGCGCCGACGCTGTCGATAATCTGCGCTGCTGGTCCAACCCGCGTGTTATTGGGTGATTCGGCTACTGGGCTGGCAGTGGCAGTCGGCACTGGCGTTGGTGTCGCTGACCCACCACCCTGCGCTGCGAGGATGGCATTGTAGTCGGCCCCCTTGCCTGCGTAGGCTGGCGCCACCTGATAACTGGTCGCATCGCTGAAACACTCGGCTAACGTAGCCGGAAACACATTACCTGCCGGATACAACGTCGTCACACTGGACGGCGCGTTCACTTCACGCGCGATTACATTACCCGTGATGGTGCTGCTGGGGAAATAGAACGCAATAGAGTCGTTACCAATGCTATGCCCGCTGCCGAAGATGCCATAATCGTTGTGCCGCTGGATGTTGTTGCGATAGACAAGATTGGTCGACGGCGCGTAGTCGCTGCTGATCATGTTGCCGCCCTGCAGCGCTGTGGTGTTCTCGATGGTTAGTGCCTCGACGCCGTTAGTGATCGTAAACAACGTACCGCGAATGTTCTCAAATAGGTTGTTAGCCACCCGCATCCGTTTCAGGCGCACGTCGGTGGGTGCCGGTGGCTGATCCATGCCAAGGAAGTTGGCGCCCTGGTCGGAGTTCTTGATCACGTTGTTAGTGAACACTACATCCTCAATGCGCGCTCCTGCACCTGAATCACTGGGCCGTGGCGTAAACTGGATCGCCCAACCTGCCTGTGCATCAGTCCAGTTGTTCTCAAACACGTTGCCGTCGATCACTACATTTTTAGCGTTCTTCAACTCGAACAGGTTCTTGACCGTCCAGACACCTTTCCATGCAGGCGGCTTGTACGAGTAGTTGCGACGGAATTCGATGTCGCTGATCGTGTAGCCTGACGGTGAGCCGGTCAGTCCACCTGTGGCCCCGCCAAACATAGTGTTCTCACCGGAGCCTTCAAGATAGTTGTTGATGATCTTGTAGCGTCCGATGCCATTCCAACCACCAATGGCCTGTGTGTCGTAGCCTCTGCCGTGGCAGCCAGTGATCCAGTTGTTGGTCAGCTCGGTGTCGGCACTGTTCAGGGCCACGCAACGCTGCACTTCCTGCGTCTCGGCTCCGTGAATCCAGTTCTTATCAACCACCAGATGGTGTGCCACCTTGTCCACTGTGTCCTGTGTGTTGCCGCTCTCGCCTAGTTCAACGATGCCATAATTCTGGCCGTTCGGGTTCGGGCTGATGTCCATGCCGAGCAGCTTGTAGTAGCCCGCACTCAGCGCCGTGGCGAATGTTGCTTCAGTCCACAGGGCCGAGTGGACACGAGCCATGAGCGCCTGAGTCGCAGTCGATGGTTGGCGTTCGTAGAATCCGCGCGCTGGCATCTGGTCATAACCTGACGACTTGATGGTGATGTACGACGTGCAGCCCTTGGCTGGCAGGATGAAGTCGCCGGTGTAATCAGCCCCAGCCTGCAGCACCAACGTGTCACCACACTGAGCCGCGTTGATAGCTGCCTGCAAGTCGGCGCCAGGGGCCACGTTAGTCACATTCGCCGTCGTCAGCATCATCACTGCGCCCGTGATAGCTACCGCCGCCAGTGCCGCTAACCCAACCAGTTGTCGTCGATCTCTCATAGGCCGCATTGTCTCACGAAAGTGTTGCACAGGGATAGAATTAAGTCGACGGGGACGCGCTGGCAGATGGAGACACGGAGTGTGACGGTGAAGGTGTGATCGAAGGCGATGCTGAGGGTGACGCTGACGCACTGCTGGAGGGCGACGTAGAACCAGACGGTGACACCGATCCGGATGGCGATACCGATGGGCTAGCACTGTGACTGGGTGATGCTGAACCCGACGGGGATGCTGACCCAGACGGACTTACGCTAGGGCTCGCCGAATGGCTGGGCGACGTGCTGAAGGATGGCGAGGCGCTACCTGACGGTGATCGCGATGGACTAGCCGAACCCGACGGCGATGGCGTCGGTGAACCTGACGCCGACACCGACGGCGACATACTTGGTGAACCCGCATCCCAGTCCAGCGGTGCGTCCACCACAGCAAACTCCACGCTGGCTTTATCATCGGTCTCCCACGCGATCTCCAAGTCGTCTGAGCTAAGCACCACCCGCCGCAGGAAGCACAACCAGCGCAGATTGTCGAAGGTGGGCACGGCTGCGTCGAGATAGAGCAGGTCGCCGTCGTCGCTGACCACCAGATCCTCGATCCGCCTGCACAGGTACGTGTTGTCCCAGTAGACGAAGGCCAAGTCGACGCGGTTGGTAGCTGACGCATACAAGTTGCTATATTCGTGCCCCTTCACGAGCAACTGCGTACCCTGACGACTGAGCGGCATCAAGTCTTGCTTAAACGTCGGCATCCAGAAGGGTGAGTACTGGCCACGGCGCTCGTAGAGCCAGCCGAGGTACTTGGCGATAGCTTCACGCCCATCGAGCAGCATGTTCCACGGCTGCAGGGTCTGCGCACCCCAGCGGTACGTCTTCGTCGCCACGGTGCCCGTGCCAGCGTCGATCTCGGCCCTGTCCGCAGCCCACTCCCACTCAGGCACTTCCACGTAGTTGTGCCCCTGCCACTCGCGCAGATCCCAGAGGTCGCGGCTGCGGTAAGTCAGCGTGCTGGCGTAGGGCGTAATGCGGCGTGGCACCAGTGGTTCGTCAGTTTCGTCAAGCGCGTAGATCGTTGAGCTATCACCAACCGTATCCGTCACCTGATCCATCTGCACTTCAGGCTGCACGCGAGCGACCCGCGCCGACTTCACCCACACGTTTGTGTAGTCACGGGTCAGCGCGTCCTCCCACTCGATCCCACTATCGGCCACCGCGGTCAGGGTTGAGTACTCGTACAAGTCGTCAGTCTGGTAGAATAGGACGCGGGCGCCGACTTCGAAGTCGCGCAGCGTGGTGTCGAAGGCCGTAGATGTAACCCCAGCCGACAGCGCGGCCACTTGCACTTTGTCCGGCTCAAACTGCACCACCGCCGTGCGTCCGCCGAATGCCCGTGCTTCGTAGCGCCGCCGCAGCTGCTCGTTCATCAGCAGGTGCTGGTACTCGATGGTTCTGCGGGGTGTCAGGCGCTGACGTCCCAGCTCCGTGGCGCCATTCGTGGGCGCAAACACCGACGACCGCCAGCTCAGTCGCTCGACGATGCGCTGTTCCCAGTTGTGCCTGAACGGGTAGGCCACCGCGTCAGGTTCGGTGCTGCCGCTGATTGCCGCCGTCACTCGCACGTTGCACTCGCCATGTGCCAGCGCATCGCTCAATGCCGCTTCATACGACGCCAGTATCTCGGCGGCTGACAACGCCCGCACGTGGTACTCGACTTCATCGAACCGTGCGTTCAGGTAAAACGATCCGCCAGGGTGGATGTAGAACTGGCTGGAAGTGAACTGGGTAGCCAGCCCAGATGTCACCGTCGTCACTCCGCGCAGCACGCCATCGCGATAGATGGCCAGCGCGTCACCTGAGCGCACCACCACTATGTACGACGACTCACCAAGGTGATCAGTGACGAGGTACGTGGGGTCAACTACGGTGAACAGCGTGCCGTTGCTATCGAAGCAGAAGCCGCCGAAGCGCGTGCCCAGTACCGATGTCAACGTGATGCCGCCCGTGTCTTGCTTAGAGCACATGCCAAACGTGCCGCTGAAGGGAATGTCGTCCATCGGTCGCAACCAGCAGCCGATGGTGAAGTCCTTGGGCGAGGGCTGCATCAGCGCGTCTGAGTCACGGCTAATGTTCGACCGCCCGTTCAGCGCAAACCCGTAGATGGACGCGTTGGCCCAGCCCCAGTATTCACGTGATGCGGGGTCAGTCTCGATTGGTGACGGATGTCCCCACGCTGGCTGGAACAGGCTGTTATCAGTAAACGTCAGCTCCGCGTCCAGCCCGTTGCCGGACAGGTCGAACACAGGCTCGCCGTCTACCCCGTTGCCGACTTGGTCAAGGCGGTAGTAGAGGACGGGTGCCTGTGCTAGCTTGACTGACTCGTAGGACATTAGTAGACCGCCCAGATGCCGTTGAGATAACTGAACACATCGGCAATTTCAGTTGAGTCCAGCACGCGGTTGTAGCCAACGAGATGAGCCATCTGGCCTAACCAGAACTCGTTTACGGATTTACCAACTCGCGACAAATTAGCGGTAAACGTCTGAGCCGAGGAGTTCGTTCCATCCGCTGAGCTATTAAGATAGAAAGCAACATCGGGACTAGAGTAAGTACAAGCCACAATATACCAAGCGTCCGTCGTCTTCAGCGCCGATGACGCTCCCATATCGGCTGTAGCCGCCTTCAACAGATTCGTAAACTTGCTAGCGTTAAACCTTAGCTGCGGCCCCCCGCTTGCCGACCCAAGAATTGAACGCACTGCGCCACTATCACTCATCCTTACCACAGCAAAGAAACTAAAGGTACTCAGCGCGAGACTGGTAGTGAAGTCTAACCATTCATTTCCATCAACCCACTTGGCTGTACGCAGGCTGTTTAAGCCAGACTCCTGCACCACGGGAGTTAATGTGCCGGAGCCTGAGTTCGTTAAGTCGTTCCCATTGCCTGAGATGTCTGTCCATGTGCTGATGTCCGTGCCCGTCGTACCGGTCAGGTCTTCACCGCTGAACTCGAACTGCAAGCCTGATGTCACGGGGTTAGTCTCAAACCCGCTGGGTGAGGCTGACGAACTCGGCGACTGCGAATGGCTGGGTGACACGCTTGCTGAAGGCGAACTTGACGCAGACGGTGACTGTGATGCGCTAGGACTAGCTGACCCAGAGGGTGACACAGACGGTGACGTTGATGTGCTAGGGCTCAGCGATGCCGACGTCGACCCCGACGGACTTGGACTACCGCTCGGACTCACCGAAGGCGACGCTGATGAACTTGGCGACGTTGACGGGCTCGCAGACGGAGATGCTGAAGCCGACGGTGACTGCGACGCCGACGGCGACTGGCTAAAGCTCGCTGCCCCAATACTGGCACAGACCTTCACCCCATTCGTCGTCCCCGTCAACGAGTACGTCTGCACGCAGAACTGGTACGTGCCTGCCACCAGCGCTGGCCACGTGAACTCGGCCTTGTTGTCGCCGTCGGGACTGAGCACGATGGGGCTGAGCGTCTCCACTCCCAGTGGCTCGGTCACGTAGACACGCGCGTACTGGCCGCCCTCGTACACACCAAACTCGATGGCTCCGTGGATGGTCGACTGCAGATCGCCACCCAGCCCAGCCAGCAAAGTGAACTCCAACCCGTCGGGTGGTAGCAGTACCTCATCGAACTCCGCTGACGGTGGCGCTGTGTCCCAGATGTCGGCTGGGTTGGTGGCTGCGGTACCCTCGACGATACCAAACACACTCAGCCCCAAACTGTACTGATCCTCGGTCGCAGTCAGGCGAAAGCTGCGTGAACCATCGAACGCTACGCTTGGTGTGCGCGCGTGCACCCTGAACACCTTGCGCAGCAACGGATTCGACCACTCGAACTGGTACACGTCACCCGGCCACAAGTCGTCGGCTGCCAGGCCAGCGTTGGCGATCAGCGGCGGCAAGGGTTGGGCTGCGGCACGGCCCTCGCGTGTCACCAGTAGCTGAGCTTCAGTCGCGTCACCAACACCGGGAAACTGGATTGTCTTCGTCGCGGTGCGTCGTTGCAGCGTGCGGTTCGCGCTATCTTCATAGATCGCTGGCCGGGGCTGGTAGTTGTTGCTGGCGTCAGTGAAATTGAGGATTGTCCGGTTGAACGTGTCAGCATAATCACCAGGCGTGTACTCCTCGACGATATCGGTGTTCGACTCATCCAGCACGGGGATCGAGGGCAGTGAGTAGTCCTTGCGGATCAGCTTGATTTTCAACCCGTCAGCTGGATGCTCGTACACCTCGGCATCGATAGCGCCTTGCAGCTCGTCGATGACGTTCTTCACCTGCCCGCCCGTGTTGATCTCTCCACGGAAGTTCAAGCCTTCGTCGTAGGTGGTTGCCGACGCCTCCCGCCAACTGGGCAGGTGGATGCGTGCTGTCGGGTACTCAGCCCCGTAGTCGGCTGACGTCACCCACTCGTACAGTGAATGCACGCGGTTGTAGCCGTCGCCCACGCGGTTCTTGCCATCGCCCAGCACGTCAGGCCACGCCATAACTTCCACTGACCACTCATGGATGTTCAACTGGTTGGCGGCGAAGTAGCCTGATTCAGTCGCACCGGAGCGCCCGCGCACGACCAGCGCGGCGATACCGTGCAGTGCTGGAATGTTGCCTTCAATGGATTGAATGTACGAGTTCCGGCCTTGGGTATACGTGCCTGCGATCACGTCAGCGACACCGTAGATGCCACCCAGCCCCGGTGGCTGATCCCCACCGAACAGTTGTGGATCGTCGAGCTGGATGGAGCCGCCAGCGTTATCAACCACTGGACTCACCGCACACGGCAGGTCGTCGACGTAGACTTGGTGCACCCGATTGATCGGCCCCCAGGTGAGCGCGAACCCCTGCCCCACGTAGTAGCGGTAGCCGACGGTAATCAGGTCAAGCAGGCCAGCCAGTGCCGAGGCCCACAGGTAGTCGGTCCACTTGCTGTCACGTTCGACTGCGCGCGCACTGAAGTCGCCAAGCCAGATGCGCTGGGGCTTGGTCTTCCACTTACCGCGCACGTAGGGAATAGGCCGCGTTTCATCGCCCTTGTTCACCGACGCCTTCAGGTCTTCGAACGTGAAGCGTTTCGGCCTAGGGCGAGTTATTTCCCCTAACCATAATTGAGCGGCGATGAGTCCAGCGGCTAGTGCCATCAGCGTATTCCGTAAGCCTGATAGTCTCGATTAGGCGTCAGCTTCCATCCACCCCACGCGGCACCGGAGTCAGTCGCAGCTCCGAACACCACCGCGCACGTCTCCAGTGTCAGATCGTCACCGGCGAACACCTCGACCGAGTCACCCACTTGCAAGTCGGTGGAAGGGAACGCTCGGCTAAGCGTAAGCACCTTGTTTGAGCCAGCCGTCACCGCCAGATCGACCATCCGCATGTCGCCGTTGCCCACGCGGATCATCCCAGCTTTATAGTAGATGTCGGTCTGGGCCAACCCGCTCACCTCCACGGTGGCCTCACTGATGTCATCGCTCACATCCACCACTGTCACCGTCTCCTTGAAGTCCTCAATGTTCACCGGACAACGGCCATCGCCGAGGTGGAAGCGACACAGCGGGTTGAGCCCCTCGTTCAGCGTCTCACGGCTGGCGTGTACCTCCCAGACAGTGCGGCAGGTTAGCTCAGCGCTACGGAAACTGTCGCGCCACGCCACCCGCACGACCTGCCCGTGCCAGTGGGGTGCGACCTCAGTCACCGTTAGTCCGCTTAGCGCGCGTACCTCGTAGATCGTGAGCTCGATGCCGTAGGGCGGCGGGTGCGAGATGTACGTCAGCGCCACGTCGATGGAGTCGCGCATCCTGACCAGCGTGCGAGCCTGCGACGGGTCGCTGCTGAACGTCGGCGCCGTGTGCGAGATGGCTACGCCCTGCTCACCAGTGGGCCTAGCCACGTAGTCGACGCCGTTGTAGGTGAGCGTCTGGGCCACGTTGCAATAGGGCCACACTTGCCCGTCGGTTGACTCGAAGTGATAGAGGTAGAATTGTTCGCTCATGCGGTGACGATGAGTGCGCCAGCAGGGAACTTCACCCGCTTGCCGACAGTGATCGATCTGGCCGGCGTTACATTGCCAAACAGGTACGTCGCCGCAAACGCCCCACTGGCTGTGTCAACGATGTCGAAGGCTACGATGTCATCACCCAATGACGTAGCCACGGCAGTTTGTAGCGCAGCCACGTTGGTGGAGCGCGAGGTGAGCAACGGGTCGGTGAACAGGCCCAGTCCACGCACCAGCGGAATGCGCGCATACGAGCCGAAGCCAGCCTCGGTGCCGGAGGTGGTCTTTGTCGACGGCGTGGTGAGCAGGCGCAGATAGACGGTCGCACCCAGCGTCGGCGTCACCCCGCGCAGGTAGAAGTTCAGGATTTGCGCTGCTCCTTGAGCTGAGCTGCCACCAGCCATTATCGCACTCCAATCCGGCGACCCACTTCGTCGCGCTCTGTGCTGATCACGTTAAGGTTGCCCCGTGCACCTTCGGCTGAGCGCAGGTGCCCACTCACCAGTTGGCCACGATCAATCAGGTTGATGTTGCGCAGGTTAATGGACGGGCTCGCTAACTGCATGTCGGCGCTGGGTGCAGGGGCATTGAACCCGCGTACTGAACTGAGCGAGTTCAGCAACCCTGCTTCCACCTGACTGGCACTGACCATGCCACCTGCTTCAAACTGCGGGATGCGCCCCCACAGGCCGCGTGTCTGTGCCAAGTATTGCCGGAGTATGCGCACCTGCTGGCTCGCGTACTTCGGGTCAGTGGTGAGCACGGCTTCAGGGTGACCGCCTTCAACAATGTGAATGGCACCGCCTGGGACTGCT